GACCTGGGTGGATGTACGCCAACGCGACCGTCTTGCGTGCGGCCTCGCGGGCACGACGAGCCTGACCCATTGCTTGTTCCTCTCAGTGGTTCCTCTCGGTGGCAGGGGGGGGTGGCGGCCCCGGCGCCAAGAGGGTGCACCGGGGCCGCCGTGGCGGTTGCTTAGACCGCCAGTCGTCAGGCCTTCAGCAGACGGAAGGCGTTCACGTCGGAGACGTCACCGCCGACCCGCTTGTAGGCGACCAGCCCGCGCTGGCCGGTCGGGATACCCGAACCGTCCACCACGTTCGGGATGAACTCGACGTTCACACCGATCCGGTCGTAGACGATGTACTGGGAGAAGTCACCCAGCACGACGAGGATGTTGCCCGACGTGGTCGCGGAGACCATCGTCGAGGAACGCTTCACCGTCAGGTCGAGCAGCGTGCTGCCGTTGGTCATCTCGATCGCCTTCACGGCGCCGGTGCCGACCATCTGCTGCTCCACGGTGCGGTACGTGGCCTTGTTCATCACCCAGGTGCTGCTGTCCTCGTAGCGGACGGGCAGCGCATTGACCAGCGCCAGCGTGTCAGCGATCGACGCGCTGGAGAAGGTGCCGCGGGTGGTGCAGGTCACCAGCGAACCGGCGGTGCCGGACACAGCGGTGATGACACCCTTCGGGGCGTTGGAACCGCTGCCGCTGATGAACGCGGCCGACTCGGCGTAGTCGATGCTCTCGGCGATCAGGCCGGGGAGCTGCGCCTGGAGGTTCGAGTCCTGGAAGATCTCGAACGAGGCGGTGACGTACGCGGTGAGCATCGCCGCGTCCACGGTCACGCCACCAGTGGTCGGCGAACCGTCGGTGAAGGCGGAACCTTCAGCCTTCCACGCGGTGGTGACGTTGGACACGGTCACGCCGTTCCACTTGTCCGACGTGCCAGTCACAACCCGAGCGATCTGACGGATCGGGTTCTTCGTGGCGTCGCCGGTGTGGATCAGCGTCGGGTCCAGCAGGAACGGCAGCGCGTAGCCACCGTTGGCGCTGGTCAGCGACAAGCTGGCACGAACCGCAGCGGCCTCCTCGGCGGAGTACACAGGGGCGCCACCGCTGGCGAGGTAGGTGCGGAACGCCGACATGTACGCGGGCGACCCGTAGGCGAGCGCCATACGCGCAGCACCGGGGATGCTCTCGATCATGCGGGTGGCGTTCTCGCGGTGCTCGTCGCGGACGTGGAACGGGCCACGGTAGGAGGTCTCCTCCACCGCGGTCAGCGCACGCGCCTGCAAGTCCTCGTCGGAGGCGTGGCGCACCTGGTCGAGGTTGTCGAACGGGCTGACCCGGCTCGACACCTGAAGGCTGCCCCACTTGGCGCGGGACTCGGCGACGCGCTGTGCGCGCTCCTGCTCGGCCTCGACCTCGGCGATGTCCTCGCGGACCTGCTTCAGTTCGGCGTCGAGCGCGTCCCAGCGGACCTGCTCGTCATCGTTGAGGGAGCGTTCGCCCGCCTCACTGTCAATGCTGCGGAACTCGGCCTCGATCTCCTCGGCCCGCGCCCGCAGGATGTCGATGTTCTTCATCGACGATCTCCTTTCAGGAGGGTGTTGGTGAGAATCACCGTGCGCCTTTGCGCCGGCGACAATCCCGAGTGGAGTGGCGCAGGGGCCGGGTCCGGGTCGGGGGTGGGCTGATCCGTGCGAACCCCGTCGGGTTCGGTGGTGTCAGCCTCGGCCACGACGACGATGCCGCCGTGGAGGTCTTCGGGTTCGATCGCACGCACACCGGCGACCAGGGCGCCCGCATAGGCGGGGAACGTGACCAGCGACGTCTCGCGCAGGCTGGCCTTCGTGCGCACCACCGGCTCGCCGACCTTGATCGGGTCACCGGGGGCAGGGTCGACCGGGCGGAAACCGATCGAGAACGAGTCGAGGACACCCTCGCGCAGCAGCTCGAGCACCTCGTCGCCGCGGGCCGTCTTCGCCACACGGAACGCCCCGAACAGCCCCGAAGCGTCCTCACGCAACTCCACGGCGCGCCCGATCGGCTCGTCGTGGTTGTGCTGGTACAAGAATTTGACGCCGCGGAAGTCACCGTTGCGGGCCTCGATGTCACGCTCGAACGCACCGAGGACAAACATCTCCTCGTACGACGGACCACCATCGGACACCCGCGCCGGCGTGTTGTACGGGACCAGGATTCCGTGGACCGTGCGGCCAGTGCCGTCGGACCGGATCTCGATGTCGGCGACGAAGTCGCGGATCAGGTTACTCATGCTTGCGCGCTCCCAGGTTGGGTTTGTGTCTTCTCGTTGGGGACGTCGCCCCACTCGACGGGCGGCAGGTCTTCGATGTCGCGGATCTCGTTCACAGTCCGCCAACGGTTGTCCAACGCCGACGCGTGCGCCTCGTAGCGGGCCAGCGTCGTCGACTGCAGCAACGCATCCCGGTTGAACCGGACATACTGCGGCGACGGCAGCAGCTGCGACAGCAGCCGCTCCGTACGGGTCAGCCACTTGTTCAAAGTGAACGTGAGCAGATCACTGCGGCGGTCGACAACATTCGCGTACGTCATAGAGCCGCCCGTCTCGTAGCCCAGCGTCTCCGCGACCGCTGGCCCGAACATGCGAGCACACTGCGCCTCGGTGAACCGCTGCGTCTCCAAGAACTGCGACTCGGCCGGCGCGATCTGGATCGGCTTCCAATCCCAACCCTTGCCCAGCACCGCAGGCTCCCGGGTGCCCTGGAACAGCGACATCCACCGGTTCTTCACCGTCGTCGCCTGCTCCTGGCTGATGTCATTCGCGTTCACCAGCAGCCCTGACGGGTGCGCCCCATCGGCGAACCACTGCGCGCCGAACTGCGCCGCAGCAAGCGACGTCCCGATCTGCATCGCGTGACGCTCGATCACAGACGTGCCCAACAGCCGGCCAGGCACCGGGTTCACACGGCGGTGCACAAACCGGGAAGGCTCATCCCACGGCTGCGAGTTCACCCACCACTGGATCTGACCATCCACCAGCGTCGCCCGGACCTGGTCAGGGTGGAACAGCGACACCCGCCGCGGGCTACCGGCCCGGTCATACTCCACAACCTCGCCGTAGGCGTTGCCCCGGTACAGCCACGAGTTCAGCAGCGAATACACCCAGTCCTCGAGCCCCTGGCCCGTAGCACCCGGATCCTGCAAGTTCGACGGCGTCGCCAACTGCACCCGGTCCGAACCGAAACCGCGGAACGTATCCAGCGGCAACTCCGAAGCCAGCGAACAGATCAGATCAATCGACGCGCCGATCGCGATCGACCGCAACGCGTTGTCGCCGTTGGCGTCCACCGTGGCGTAGTCCACAATCGTCGCGCCGGGGTTGATCGCGGACAGCTCGTACGGCATGGTCAACGAACGCTGAGAGGTGTCGACCTCGCGCCGACCAGAGAACAAACCCATCAGCCGATCCGCCGATCAATCGCCAACAGGAAACCGCCGGCAGCGATCACACCCAACGCGGGCATCAGCCACGCGGCACCAACAATCACGAGCAGGGCACCGAGGGCGCCGGGAACGTACTTAAGCACGACGGCTCTCCTCACCAAAGATTCGACAACGGGTCATACGGGACGCCGTTCTGCGCGAACAGCGCGAAGGCACCCGTGGCGGCCACCAGCGGGGCGGCATCAACATCGACGAGGGTCCGCTCCCACGTCCAGGCGTCCACCTGGCGGTGCCGCTTCGCCGCAGACACCGCACGGTTCAGGCGGGCATCGTTGCGGTGACGCAGCGTCCCCGCCATCACCGCGTCGTAGAACGCCCCACACATCCCCGCGAACTCGCCCGAACCGACCTTCACGAACTCGACGCCGGCGTCCTCACACACCCCACGCAGATCCGGCAGCAACGACGTCACCGGCCCCGCGGACCTCGCACCGACCGACACCACCTCGTGACGCTCGATCAACTCCGACACCCGCTCAGGCGTCCAGTCCGTGCCACGCTTGGCATCGGCACACTCGATCTGGTGCAGCCCCTCGCCGTTCGCGCCACACACCCACACCACCGACTCGGAACGGTCCAAAGTCACATCCACGAACACCGACACCGGGCCGACGATCTCGCCGTCACCAGCACACGCCAGCCACCGCTTCTCCGGCACCGCCTCACTGTCGGCCTCCGCCGGCCAAACACCCAGGCGCTCACGCAGGAACGTGTCCGGGCGCAGACTGCGACGCTCACCGCGGACATACTCACGCGAGATCCGCCGGTCCAGCGCCGGGTTGACCTTCGCCCACTCGTCCTCGTCATCGGCGATACACCCCTCGGTGCCCACCTCATGACGACACTTGTCGCCATCGGCGCACTTCGCCAGCGACGTCCACTCCAGATAACCCAGAGAGGCGTCGCCCTCACGGCCCCGGTCGCGAATCCGGCGCAACTCCAGCGACTCACCAGGCAGCCCCGGCGACGAGCCGTAACACAACATCGGGTTCGGGATCGCCGACAACGTCGGCATCAACGCCGCCATCTGCTCATCGGTGAGCATCAACGCCTCGTCGAGGATCACCTTCTCGCCCGTCAGACCGCGACCGCCGGTCTTGCTGCGCGTCATGAACTGCAACCGCGCACCCGACATCAAGTCGACACCCTCGTTGCCGGCACCCTCGGTGACACGCTTGACGTACTTCGACAGCCCCGAGTTCGCCTCGATGATCTGCTGAATGTCGACGAACGCCGCACGCGACGTCTTGAACAGATGCGCCGACCACGTCACACGGGAGCACTCGAGCAGGAACAAGTCCGCCAACACGGCCATCTTGAACAGCCCGGATTTCAAGTTTTGGCGAGGCGCGACAACCGCGAACTCCATCGCCGACCACCGCGGCGACATCGTCGAATACGCGGCACCCGGGTCGGTCTGCGAATACATCACCTGCAACGCCAGACGCTGCTCAGGGTCCGGAACGAAGCCGAGGCTCGCGCTGAAGTCCGCGACAAGATCCCCGATCGAGTGCTCGAACGGCGGATGCGTCAAGAACGTCGGCGCGACCAGGCGCTCAGGCGGGGCGATGCTCACGGCGAGCCGCCAACTCATCACGCAACGCCTGGATCGGATCCGCCTCCGGCGCCGAATCCGGCACCGCCGCCCGCATGGTCACACCCAGCTGCTTCACCAGCGCCGCCAGCGCAGCGCCACGATCCTCGCCGGAGTCGATCGCGGCCGCCAGCGACAGCGCGGCCTGCCCGGCGCTCGAGCCGGTGGCTCCGGCAGCCTCAAGTTCGGCGCGCGTAGCGGCCAACACACCCTCGGCGGTCGTCTTCGTG